CACCAGTCTTGCGATTATAATAATCAACACCCTTTTGTGTTAAACCGCCTTCAGAAGACTTGTGTCCTTTTTTATCGATAGCATATTCGAATAACTCTTCGTCAGAAACTTCTTCTAACATTTCCCATAGTGTTTCAGAATCAATCCCATCATCGAGAGCGATTTGTTCAACCATTTGTTCAATTAAATCAAAGTGATTTTCAATTTCTTCGTTTGTCTTTTTGTTATCTGGATGACCTTTACCGCCATCCTTTCGTGTAGCCCATACTGCTTTACGTTGAGCATGACTTACGAATCCTTCGTTCTTTGGCACGCAGTTTGGAACTTTACGACCATTCTTCATCTTCATGCCAATCATCTCGTATCCGCTCCAACATGGATCTTTGCCTTTCATTTTCTCGGCTTCGTCTAAAAAATCTTTGAATGATATCATGATAGTTTTTCCATTTTATCGTTAACATATAAGTTATGGGCTATACTTCTGTTAGGATTTAACTTTTTAATATTTTCATGATGTGCTCTAGCTTCTTCTTCAGACTTGAATTTTTTTTCTGCGTCATGCATCTTAGATTCAGAGCCGTCTTTTTTAAGACTTACTAAGCGCACTTCTTTTCCCACACTAGCTCTCATCTTTGCAATATCGCCGTGAGCGTGTTTCCACCCTTTAATAGCTTCTTCTAAGTAATCTTTAAATGCTAACATTAGCGTTGCCATCCTTTTAATATTTCTGGCGAAAAATTGGCATAACTAAATTCCATGCGATCTACTACCTTAACTGCACCGCCTGTAAGATGATCTATAGCTACATATCCTTCAACACCGGTAACCTTAAATCCATCTTTAGTCTTCAAAAAAGTATTTATGCTACTGGCTTGATTCATCTTTTCTATTATCATCTTCTTAGCTTCTACTAGAAGATTCATTAGATCAAATATTGCTACGATTTGGTTCTGGTCGTGGTGAGCAAAGAAGCTTAAGACTTTCTTGCGCGCGTCTTCTTGCTTTTGCTTACCTGCGGCTGTTTTTTTCTTTTCGATTTCTTTCTGGTATTTTTCGTGGATCCAGTGGAACAACTCTCGTACATGGGCACGAGTGTCACTAATCTGTTCCATCTTTCGTATTTTTGTATTGTTAAAGGTTTTAACTGCAAGTAAGAGGTCTTCATCGTTGCTTATCCCATTTAAAGTTGGTGCACTGATAGAATTAAACAATGTACCAGCGCGCGATAATACCTCTGTCACCTTCTTAGTTTCTTCAGCCGTAAAGGTGGCAGTCCCAGAATAATCTCTATACGTAGCGTCGTCCATCCAAATATTTGGATTGTCGTTGAATTTATCGACTATAGACTTACCAAATGACGCTGTCATACTTTCAAACGAAGTACCTTCATAAGTAGTATGCCATACGACTCCTATCTTTGCAGATCGTATCTTCTTACCTAAGTCGGAGTTATATGGTACTGCGTATACAATCGTGTTTGGATGAAACGTTATATACTTCTGTCCATCAATAACTTCTACTTTCTTATCATCGGTGAACATGAGGTCACCTTGATATACACCAGATTTTATACCTAGTTTTGATAATTCTCTTAGAGCAACTTTAAGTTTTGCTGCTAGATCTCCAGAAGCATCGGCATCAACTTCTGCAGCAGTCTTATAGACTTTTGGTTCTTTATTGAACACGCCTTTCTTTGCAACAAAGAACTTCCCATCACGTGGATCTATACCCGCAAATACCGCAGGTGCTCCATCCCACTTCACAGTGGATGTTATCTTGTTCTTGCTGTTGCCTGCAAGCATATCACGAAGATCACGTAAGAAATTAATAGCTTTACGTGTCCCATTGACACCTTCGTTGAAGATGAGGTCTTCGATGTGCTCCATATGCACATTTTTTTCTTCGGTTAAGAATTCTTTTAGTTTTAACATGTTATTTGACTTTAAATTTAGTATCGTTTGGATATTCACCAGCTTTAGAATTTCTTAATTCAATTATATAACTTTGCTCAGCATTCTGACATTTTATGGTTATCTGTTTAGAAGTTTTATTAGGATATTTTACCTCTGTAACTCTAATATTAGAAGTTAACTTGTTGAGATAATTTCTGTCGATCCAAAAAACTTTCCAACCAATAGGGAGTTTTCGCACATAAAAATAATTCATGCCCCATGCTCTCTCAAATATGGCTTTTATTTGGGAGGGATTTGCACGTTTAACTGGAAGAGCGCGTCTTGGTGTACTCTTATTGTTTCTTAGGTCAAATCCTGCTTGTACTTGATTAAGATCTACACCAAAAGCATTTAAGAACTCAGCTCCAGCTGAATTTTCTTGTAGATCTCCAGCAGCATTGAACAGTGATGCTGCTCCAGAATAAGAACTAAAAGTTTCTCCATTCACATCTTTCAAAGATATAAACCACTGATAGTTTGTAGTATCAGTTAATACAATATCGCCAATGATTGCACCAAGTTTTTCAATTGGTACGCCTTCTTTTTTAGTCGAACCGGCTCTTTGCTTAACTTCTTTAATTTCTCTAGAAGCAAAATCTGTGTTTACTGCATTTAGTTGATTAATTAATTTAATAAATTCAGCGTCTTTATTAGTGTTTCTTTTAAAAGCTGTGGCAAGATTTGCTACCGTCTGTGTTTCAAAGTTTTCACCTCTATTAGCTCCTCTACCTATGACTAAATCTATACTTTGACCAGAAAAATCAAAGGTATAGCTAGGAAATTTAGAACTATTTGGAGATATTTGATTATATTTTATGTTCTTTATATCTTGAGAAGCATTATTCAGAATAACACCTAATGCTTGTATGGCTTGGTCAGATGTATCATTCGTCTTGTTTATCAGTTGAAGTCTATATTCACGCATCGTGCGTATATTTTTACCAGGTTTTCCAGATGCAGCTAGTGGAGCAACCTGATAATTGTATCTAAGAAGAACGGTGTTCAGCCAATCTCCCAGTTTCTTATAATCTTCTGATGATAATGCCATGTAAAATATATCCATTTATGCATAATAGATGAATATATTTATAAATTAAAAATCGCCCCGAAGGGCGATTAGATGAAGGATTCTAGATTACTTACCGGCTCAGGATCTCGTATCTCGTACTTCTTTTGATGGTTGAATTGATACAGTAGGGTACTACGCTTCATTTCTCGCTTACCATCCAATACGGCTTTGATCTCATTGGCCATGTCTGTAGCTGTACCAACTGGGACATTTTGACATACGTGATTTAGATTTTTACTTGGGTTCAACATCTGAAAGTCTTGTGGTAGACCCATGATAGTCATACACTCTCTATAACTTAAGTATCTGTCCTCTTGTGGATGAGTCATGAGAGTTGGGAGATGACCAACAAAAGCACCGATATAGTCCTTGGGAATATACGAGGTACGGCGCATGATATTACCACCAGCATCTAGTTTATCTTGGATATTATCCATCTTAGCAGCTAAGTTCTCATAGCCTTCTTTCTCAAAGAACTTCTTTACCATCCTATAGTTATGTCCATTAGACTCTAGGTAACCCATAGTATCGCAGGACTTTTCTATCTTGTCGAAGAACTCGCGATGGCTTATTCCGCCGTGTATCACTTCAAGCACATAACGATAATATGGATCGTCCCGACTAGGAACCTTTGCATTAACCAGATCTTGTTGAGTTGAGTTATTATCTATAGTAGCGAATAATTTTTCGATCGGCTGTCGTGGTTTGTCGAAGTATTCGAACACTGGTACTTGATCACCGCGCCAGAAGAAGTAGAAACTACGCTCCCGTACTTGAGACAACCCGTGTAGTAGTGACTTAGTCCTATACACAGACATCGTATAGCCATTATGTTGAGCTATGGCATGTAGTTTAGCCACAACAGGTTTACCCATCTCACCTGCGAACCTTGGTGCGTTCTCTCCCCAGAATACTTCTGGCTTCATCTCCTCTAATACGTACCTCGCAGTCGTCGTCATCCAGTCGTTTGCAGAAGCTTCTGAGTTCGCACTAGGCGACAGAGAACTCAATCCAGCGCATGGACAAACTGCGTTGACTACGTTGACCGTATGTGGATGTTTCCCACCCTGATCTAGTAGAATATAAGGAACATCTTTAAGATAGTTGACGAGATGAGAGTCGTTACTAGAGAATGGCGAGTACGACAACAGATAGTCAGGACGCGATCCAAAGGCGTTCATCTGACCGATGGTCTCTCCTCCAATAAGGGGTACAATAGATGCGTGCTTAATCAAAGAAAGACTCCAAAGATTGTTCCTTCTGTGAAGACTCATAAGCCTTCTTGTGCTGGATCGTTGTGGCCAACTTAATCTGGCCTTTCCAAGGACCCGACGTAACTTTCTTTTCGCGAACAGCGATAAAGTCTGGCCAGAGTTCAGCGAGTCTAAGCTGAGCTTCATTATGTACTTCTAGAGTGCGCCAAGTAGAACAACCACCCTCAGCGTTGGTCTCAGAACATGTTACCATATACTTAGCGCTGATGCGGTTCTTAAACCCTCGTGACAGCAACTGCAAGTTGACGTCGAAGTCTTCTGCGGCTACGACTCGATTCCATTGGATATCGCGAGGAATCTTCTTACCACTGTAAAATACATTGGTCATGATCCTTTGATTCTCGCGCACAGGCCACTGCTTTACGTCGGGAATAACCCATGCGGGGAGAAGACCACCATAAGCGATACCCTCGTCTATCCAAGCATTCATTAGATTAAAAGCATCGTCGAAGTCCTGCTCAGTAAACTTACGGCTCTTCCACTTAGTTTCACCACCTTCATTAGGTTCTTTAACGACGAAATCTAGATCGTCGTCGAATACCATGTGGTCGCAGTCCTTGAACTTATTAAAGATCCACTCGCGCGTAGGTGCGATACGGTTGATTTCTTTAGGAAGACACAGCACTTTACCTAAGTAGCGTTGATTCATCTCTTCTAATTCATGAGCTTGAACTACGAAGTGCGTAATGTCTTTATACTTCTCAGGTAGATTGTTGTAGGTGATCTGCCGATCCATTCTACCCAACGTAGGAATTATGATATGTTCAATCATGTGTTCTCACTTAATGTAACGACTACATTCTTTAAGCATCTGTGCCACCCACTTCTTATCATTAAGCTTTCTATTCAACGGCGAAGGATGCGGCATCATGTAGTGATTTATGTTTAAAATACCCAACATCTCTGAAGCAAAATTTCCAAGCGCCAATACGGTATTATAACCTATACAAGCATTTTGTAGTCTATCAAAATGTACGTTCTTCTTGATAGGCTTACCTGGAAAGTCAAACGTATTTATAAACGAATAATGACGCACTTTTAGAGCGTCCATCCAGATTTCTAAATTACGCAGTGTAGGATTCCTCTTACCCGGAACAATAGGAACACCCGAAGGACACATTCCTACGACTATGATTGGATCCATTCACACTCCACGCCGGCTTCTGACAACACTTTTTCGGTAATTTTAAACGAATTAGTCCAGATGTCTGGAACGACATCCTCGGTAAGGATAACTACTCGCCTTACACCTACTTGAATAATACCCTTAGCGCACTCTGAACAAACGGGTAGACCATAGACATACATCGATGCACCGTCTAACGATACACCATTGAACGTGGCATTGTAGATGACGTTCATCTCAGCGTGAACTACTAGTTGATACTTGCGTTCTCGATTATTGTATCTTTCTGAGCTGTCAAGGATACCACGGGGGAAACCGTTGTATCCTTGAGATAGGATCTGTCCTTTGGATCCTACAGCGACAGCACCGATCTTACGGCTGGGATCTTTACTCCAAGCTGCAATACGCTTGGCAATATCCATGTACCGTTCATCCCACTTCGACAGCGTATCGCTTATCATATTCTTCCTTGGTAATAGTAGTTTCGCGAGTCTTTGCAAAGTGATTTACTAGATAAAAGTGGCGCTCGTATACATGAAGTGAACCAACGTTCCAGAAAATCTTACCGCGTTCGTATGGTTTACCACGCAGTTTAAGTGTTTCAATCACTTTATCGAGAACATATGATTGCCAAGCATAGTCATTACGATAACCGAATACCACGTCGTTGCTTCGCATCTGAACGACTGCATGAACTTTTCCATCACGAATCATGTACTGTACTGCATTAGTACACATGAAGTCGGATCGTCCGTTTTCGTTATGGTCACCCCACATAGTAGGACGAGTATAGATCATCACTGCTCTACGCGAATCTGGATTATTTTCTAATTCAGTAACTGCATGGTAGAACTGATCATTATTTTCTGATGAAAAGATACACCAACCATAATTAGAATTGATGAATCCATCTCTATCAGAGACCTGTTTCCAGATCTGCGGCGTTTCACCTGGGATGTCGTTTACATTCAGCGACTCGCTGAGATACCACTCGAGTTCACGTTGGACATAATCTTCATTAACAGAGCCAAAGATAAGTGGATCACTAGCAATGAAGGATGCGTTCATGATTTCGAGTGTCTTTACTCCAGTTTTATCAGTAACAGTTTTATCTTTAGTATGGAGAATGGCGAACTCAGTTCGAATGTCGTGAATTGTTTTGTGCATGATCAGCGAGCTGTACGAAATTTAGCTGGAATAAGAGCGGGATTTTCTTGGCCCTTGCGATTGAAGATATCACGCTCTGGGTCTTGTCCGTCGATGTCACCTCTCATATACGACACTGCGAACGAAGCATAGTTGATTAGATCTACAGCTGAATCTTCAATAGATTCAAAATTAGGTTGCCCACCTTGTTCCATAGTCTCCAACACTGATACCATGCGTAGATACTTGGCGTTAATGATGTCTAAGATAGACCACACACCATTAGGATAGTAGTCAGCCTGACGGACGCGACTCATAGGATTCTGATAGTCGCGTCCCTTGCGTTCTTGGAGTTCAGCTGCTTCAATAAGTACATTTGCTGATGCGCGAGTGAATTGTGATAGTGACATGATAATCCTTATAGTGCAATTGCAGTACCCTTCACGAGGGCTTCGACGTAATCAAAATAATATGGACTATAAACAACAGTCCCTTTGTTGGGTTTCAAGTGAAGCATAAATTTACTTGAATCGATCATGAGAAACGATTCATACGTATACACATATGGTTTTACACGTTCAGCCTTAAACAGAAAAATGTTTTCATAGTACGAGTGTGATTCTAAAATAGATTTAAACTGTGATTCTGAAATATACCATTTACGATTACGGTCCAATGTAGTGCCGATAACCGTTTTCATTTGACAAGGAATGTCTTCACAATAAAAGTCTGACATAACTTTAGCATAGGTCAACCCTTTAAAGTATGGAGATATTCCTGCTGAAGGGGTTACTTCTTCGATTGAACGAAGAGTAAGTTCTGCACCATATCCTTGTTGTGTATGCTGAGCGACAACGTCGTCTGTACGGCGATCGTTTCGCCGACGAGCTGTACGAATATTCGTCTCAGTCATAATGTCGACTTCTTTCCTAGCATCTCCTTCGGACATGTCAACCTTGTACGATTTGATAGATTTAAATTTATTCAATACTTGTTCACTGAGCATTTTCATGATGTAATCCTATACGTACTACTATTATACCATAAAGAAGAATTATTGTACATTCCTATATGCAAATTCTATAGCCCTAGAAGCCTCAGTATTCATAGGCCTCTTGGCGTAGATGTTTGATGTTTCTCGATCTAAAGCTCGAACTAAGTCTACAATTTCGTATTCGGTGATAGGATAGCGCTTCTTTATTGCATTGCACGCGATAGAAGTCATGATCTTATAGATCATTGAGTATCGTCCAGATCCATCTACGTGTGCGATACTCTTATACTCACTAACTAACTTCTGATTGACAAAGGGACAGTCTTTATAAGAGCTCCAAGTAATATTAGTTCTATCGCCTTGTTGCTTGCGCTTTTCGATTATATCACGCTGAACTTCTGCAGAAAATCTATCTAAGAAATTCGTCGACTCAGTGTTGACTGCATAAGGATGCTTAGCTAATAGAACATCAACATCAAGATAACTATCTGCGCTATGAGTAAAGATAAAGTTGTAAGCATTAGGGTATTGCGCTGGGACGTAATACATGCGTGATAAGTCTTTAGTTTGTGTATCTCCAACCATACCATACTCTGTGTTGAGTGCAAACCAAAAGTGTCTGATCTCGTTAGATTTAACAGCTCGCGTAAGTGGGAAGACCAAGCGAAACTTCGGATGATCGCGAGTAGAGCTAGCAGTTGAATAGCAAATATAATAGCTATCGCTGTATAACCGAGCCAGTTCATTTTCTAGATCACCCTCGAATTTATGATTGTCAACGTCCAATGCTGCCCAACCGGCCCATTCAATTACATTGGTATTTGCTCTAGTAGTGTTTTGAGTATATATAGCGGGAGAAATTAATGGAGAAGCTTTCTTTGTAAACTCTCCACGTTTTGCTTTATATCCGGGAAGAGTCGACAAATGATAGAGCGATTTTTCAAACTTATCAAATGAATCGAAGTCGACCCTCGTATCTGTCTTATTATCGAAGATCGACTTAAAGACGGTCAATGAAATCATGACAAAGCCTTAGCCACCAATCCTAAGTTATCTTTATGTGTAGGAGCAACCCAACCTTCAGGTTTTACGAGATCTGGTAGACCTAAGGGATTAGGCCTTGATGCTTTAACACCAACTTCTTTATTCATATTAGCTTTATGAACTCGATCCCAAGCTTCATAAGCATTTACATCAAACGCATCGAGTGTTCCAATAGCGACAACACACAGGTCGATTAAGGCATCAACTACATCGTCGGATGCATTGGTAGTATCAAGAACCGATGCTTGACGATTGGCTACTGCATTGCGCATTTCATCTAGTTCTTCCTGAAGAAAGTCAATTCGAAACTTTAGAAATGCTGCGAGTTTATCTTTATCGAAGTTTCTAACAACAGGATTTACACCGTATTTCTGGTGCATATCCGCGATATCTTGTACCCAATTTGTAGACATTATATTCTCCTTTATGTAGTATTATACCACACATAGTATTAAAAAGTAAATCCTTCACCTGCAGACTTCATTCTCTGGCCAAACGACGTTTTATCAAACATTGGCTTGTCTTCTTGACCAGAATCACTTATATTTTTCTGGGCTGAATCTTCTACATCGTATAGTTTCATCCTAGCGCGGTCCACACCGATAACGAAACGCTTATAGTAAGAAGGATCGTTGTAGCGATTCTTAAGCTGTTTAACCATGATTTGGTTGAGGTTTTCCAACTCCTCGGTACTAATAAGAGCAAACATAAAGTCAACAGTTGCGGGAAGACCAAAGGATTCAGAAGTGTCTGTAAGATCGACGTCAGTGTTATCATATCCACCTCGGGTTGTTTGCGTTGCGCTCAATACTGGAACATTATATTCTACACCAAGACCACGAAGTTCTTCAGCGATAGACTTAATGTAAGTATATGAGTTAACACCAGAACCGTGCTTTATTCTTGAAGAAGCACAGATGTTCAGATAATCAATAATGATTAAATCAGGTTTGAAGTCACGCTTAAGTTTAAGTTCTTCCAACAAAGATTTGAAGTGACCAGCATGAGCTGCAGCAGTTGGATATTCCTTAATAATTAACTTACCAGTTGTTTTCTTGATAAGTTTACCAATTCGCGATTCGTATATATCCTTTTCAACCTTCGACAGTTCGTCCATTGACAAGTTAAGAACATTTGCATCGATTCTTTCCGCAATACGTTCCTCGGCCATTTCCATAGTGATATATAGAACGTTTTTATTCTGTACCAAAGCAG